CATCAATCACATACATATCATGTAAACGAAATGAATACTCATGTTTCTTTATCCAAATGTTTTTAGCCGTTTGAGTATATCCTGCTTCAAGTAAACCTATAAATTCTTTTGAAGCGTTGTGTTTAATCGGCCTACGATCTATCCCAACATACGGAACATCTTTTGGAACTGGCCAATGGGTTTGCTTATGTTGGAATTGACTAAGATCGTAACCGCAACCAAAGTCTATAAACATTTTTTTTCCTTTTTACGAAAATATTGGTTGACATACTCTGGATACTGTGTATAATAGACTTATGTCTCTATAAATAATAATTAGATGTTAACTGTATATATCTTATATGGGAATTGTTCAGAACCATAAATCTCAATACGTTTGCGGAAATGTTTGAGCGTATAGTTTTCAAACGATCCCACCGACAGGTCATCAGTAATATCATACAGCGTAGCTTTATCAGCATCGTTACCTTTTCGAAGAGTCCGTCCAATTGATTGAAGTACTTTGATTTCAGATTTAGAACCAGACGCAAAGATTACGTTATCCAATTTCTTAAGATTAACGCCAGTACTGAATACACCATAAGATGCAAGAATGTCATGTTGTTTAATCGGATCGTTTTCAATCATATGACGAATACGCTCGCGTTCTTCACCTTTTGTTGCGCCATATATAAAATGTAGTTGACGATCGTCTCTCCGAAGGAGTGGCTCTAATATCTTACCATGTTTTTCAACTAAATCAAACAACACTAAGTTATTTTGACCTTTAAGAGACCATAACAAATTACGAATGAATATGTTTCTCTTTTCGTTATTAACAATAAACTCTCTTTCAGCTGGGTATTTTTTCTGAGTTTCTTTAACTTGTTTGAAAGCGTCTTTAAACTTTTTACGAGTTTCGTTATTATGAGAAAGAACAATTGCTTTGATGTTGAAATCTGCAACTGTCCCGCTTTCAATTAAATCCTTAGTATTAACAAAGCGACGTACTGGCCCAAAGCAACCTTCAAGAACAAGTTGGTGCGTTTTACTTTCCTCAGTTTTTAGAGTACCTGTAAATCCATGACGGTAATAGCACTCGTCTAAACCTTCCATGATTTTCTGCAAAGACTTAGCTTGAAACAAATGAGCCTCATCTCCTAATGCTACTTTGAATTGAGAGAACCAATCTTTTGGTTGTTTAATCAATGATTGCCAAGTACTTATGACAATAGGTGCCGAAGTATTCTTATCAACACCACCTTGGATTTTATATATCAAACTAGGATCACAACCATAGTCTTCGAAGTCGCCAGTCATCTGATGAACAAGACCAATTGTAGGCACAATAATTAAAGTTCTATGACCATATGTTTCGTAATAATGTTGTTGCATAAGATAAATGATTAAAGATTTACCTGATGAAGTTGGAGATAATGATAATGATCTACGGTCTCTCAATGCACTAACAACATAATCGTTCTGATAATCTCGAGGCTCGAACTTACAATTTACATCTCTTGCAATTTGATAACCGTAATCATCAGGAATATCATCGCCGTGTATCAGATCGTCGTCAGCATTAATTTCATAACCTCTATCTTCGCAAAATTTAACTAAGTGTTTCATTAAACCTACGTAAAGAGTTGGACGCATTGGCTGATACAGACGTATCCAACCATCCCACATACGATTTTTGTATGCAGGAGTAAATTGATAATTATTTGGTCTAAATGAAAAGAATTGCTGAATCTCTTGACGAGTTCCAGGATCTGCGGTTACTTTCAAATAAACAGCATTAATCTGTTCAACATTTACAACGTCAGTCATATAATCCTATACTTCAATATCTACAAATTCACCTTGTGTATATGCAACAGGAACTTTATCTCCATTTGGTGCATAACGAACAGCAGCTTGCTGTCTGAGTATATTTATCTCTTCTATCCGCTCTTCGATTTCCTTAACTCGATAGCTAGCAATTTCAGCTCGAGTTGCCGCTTCAACGACGCGAATACGTTCTTTTTCTAATGGCGGCTTAATGTTTTCACTGTTAGGATACGTTACAGAATGACCATACATCGATGCTTGAATTGCTTGTTCAGCTACTGATTTCATTAGTATTCTCCAGCTTGGAATTTCATAATATCAATTATATTTTTGATAATGAAATTGCGACTATGTATTGTCTTAACGATATCTTCGAGATAGTTTGCACGTACCGAATGATAATCTATTTTAAGACTTAAGTTGATAATGTCTTTATCGCTCTGTATATATTTATCCATATCTTGGCGAATAACTTTTTTCTGAAAAGGTCGCCAACCCCGTTCGTGCAAATCTTCTTCTGCCATGGATCCATCAATCCATTCACGTTTTGCCATCTCAAGTTCTTTATAATCATACCGAAGCTTTTTTACTTTTAGCGCTTCCTTATAATATAAATTGTAATACTTACTATGCAATTCAGGAATTCGCTTTGATTCACCCATAAGGTTTGTTTCATCGATTTTAGAATCTTTTGACCACAGCTCGCTGATATCATCAGTGCTCATACTATACTCCTCTAGCTTATACTGCTATTCTACACTAGAATCAGTGGAATGTCAACAATTATAATTGAGTGATTGTGAAACCGTTATGACGGAATGTGACGGTTACTTCAGGATTTACGACATCGCCAGGTGTAATATCTAAACTGATTGGAGAAATTGTAAGTGGGAACGCGTCTTTAAACCTAAACTCTATATTTGGGTTCTTGTGGCTGTTTGTTACTATAATGACGATATCTGACTTTAAGCCATCCCTTGTGTTCTTTAAACGATCAAATTGCGACAAACTTTCAGGAGTTGCAAGACCTTCCATCCAATTTAAAATTTCTATATAATTATCAAGATTTTCGTTAAGGACAAAACTCAAGTCAAGTTCAGCATACTCAAGATGGTCAGGAACTTGATAAATATTTTTCAACGGGTTAGGCGTAGTAACTGCAGACATCGAAACTGAAGGCAAGATAGCCCGCTGTGTTGTAAACACTACATTTGGTATTCTTTCAATAGACACCAAAAAGGATGTTGGATTCAAATAATTTGTCTGCATGTTCATTTTCCTATTTACATTCTGTCCCGAATCAGTTAGTATAGATATTTATAATAAATAGAGTAACCGGAAACAGAAACAAGGATCCGTATGGACAACGACGACATTCCGCATAAATGGGATGATCCGTGCGATGATTGTACTCATTGGTTTTGAGTACCATATATAAAATGGAGACAATATGTCTGAACAATTTAAAATCTTAACAGCTCGTCAACACGTTCGTGAACGCATTGGTATGTACATGGGATCAAGCGCCCGTGAACCTATTGAGCGTTTTATGATGGGCAAATGGGATAGAGTTGAATACGTTCCAGCTTTATCAAAAATGATTGATGAAATATTAGATAATTCAATAGATGAAGCAATTCGCACGAATTTCAAATATGCAAATAAAATTGACGTGTCTATCAAAATGGACAACTCAATTACCGTAACAGATAACGGCCGCGGTATACCGCATGAATTGGTTTACGATGAAACCACAGGAAGTAAGATAGCGCAAGCAACCGCGGCGTGGACCCGTGTTAATGCAGGTACATCCTTTGATGATGAGCGAGTAACTATCGGAACGAACGGCGTAGGATCTGCGGCGACTAACTTCTTGTCTTCAAAATTTACAGGCAAAACATGGAACGGTGGCAAATGCCAAGTTGTTACTTGTACTAACGGCGCTGAAACAATTAAAGAATCCGTAATGAACAAAGCAGGCAACGGAACTGAAGTTTCATTTGTTCCTGACTTTGATCTGTTTGAATGTAATAGCCTAAACGAATACGATACGATTTCTTTAGTTGAAGATCGTCTTATCAGTTTGCAAATGGCATTTCCTGAAATTACATTTTCATTCAATAAGAAACGTATTAAAGTTAACGATCTTAAAAAGTATTCTAAAATGTTTGTAGGCGACCAGCCAGCAATTATAGAAAAATCTGATAACTTGTCGTTCTTTATTGCTCACTCGTCAGACGGGTTTCGTTCAAACAGTTTTGTGAACGGTGTTAATACACGCCAAGGTGGAACATATGTTGATTTTGTAATGAATAGCATTGTTGAAGAATTGTGCGTTATGATTAAACGTAAACACAAGATTGAAATCAATCGTAATCATTGTAAAGGTAATCTTACGTTTATTATGTTTGCTCGCAATTTTACTAATCCAAAATTTGACAGCCAAACTAAAGAGCGTTTAACAAACCCAACTGGAAACGTTAAAGAACACGCATTAGCCGCAGGAATTAAAGAAGCTGTTTTCTTTGCTCGCAAAATTTTAAATACTCCTGAGCTTATTGATCCTATCATCGAAGCGCAACTTGCGAGAAAGATTGCAGCTGATAAACGTGCCGCTACGCTTGCTCAGAAAGGCCTACGCCGCGTTAAGGTTGCAAAACATATTGCTGCCAACAAACCAAACGCAACTTTGAAGATTGTTGAGGGTGACTCAGCTATGGGTTTCTTACTTAAGGTTCGCGATGCTAATAAGGTTGGGGCATACCCGCTTCGTGGTGTTATTATGAATACATGGGATATGAAACCTGCTGATGTATTGAAGAACAAAGAACTCTCTGAGCTCGTTGCGGTTTTAGGACTTGATATTACTAATCCTAATAGTGTTGACAATATGACATATGAAAGCATTGCAACTCTAACTGATGCTGACCATGATGGTATTGGCCATATTAGTCCATTGCTGATTGCATTCTTTTTCAAATTCTGGCCACGGCTATTGACTGAAAAACGCGTAAAGATTACTCGTACACCTATGATGATTTCAACATTTAAAGATAAGGTTACTTGGTTTTATGATTACGATAGTGCAAACGATCATAAACAAAAAAATCCAAATTGGAAACACCGTTACATCAAGGGTCTCGGTTCATTAACTGAAAACGAATATGATAGTATTATTAACGATCCGCAATATGATACTGTTACAGTTGATGATGCAAGTATTTTTCAAATGATGTTTGGTAAAGACTCAGCATTACGTAAGGAGTATATGTTCGCATGATACAATGGTATGATATGTTAGCTGCAATCTTTTGTGCGTGGTTAATACTAAATTTTTTATTCTTTCCATACATCGGCCCAGTTATATCATATAGCTTGTGGGAAGGATGGAAAGTGTATTGCAATTATCGGTTGACATATGGAGATTAATATTGTAGAATGGATAGAATCATTAATTTAATATTGTGGTATCGTGAATTGAGAATCAGAGGAGCTGAAATGGGAGTAACTAATAAAGGTGCTTGGTACTCTAGATATAATAGATTAAACTGCCTATGGTGGGCAACTCAAAACAGCGGTACACACTACACAGACGGGACGTATTTTAAATGAGCCTTTTAGATTTCACAACTGAAGCTAATGAATATCCAATATCAAAAGTTGCCAGGAACGAATGGTTATCGTTTGCGATGTACACGGTTGAATCACGAGCAATTCCAAATATGATTGACGGATTGAAACCAGTTCAGCGCTTTTACTTATATTCATCAATCCTAAATTCTAAAAACGATTTCAAAAAGGTATCAGCGGTTGCTGGTATTATATCAGATTATGGTTATAACCACGGCGAGGCAAGCGCAGCTGGCGCAGGTCAACTTATGGCCGCAGAGTGGAACAATAACGTTTGCTTAGTTGAAGGTCGAGGATCGTTTGGTACTCGGTTAGTTCAAGAGCCCGGTGCAGCTCGATATGTTTACACTCGTTTACATCAAAATTTCAAAAAGTATATCCGTGATTTAGATCTAGCTCCACAGCACAGCGATCCTGAACACGAGCCACCTGCGTTTTATATTCCAGTTATTCCACTCGTGTTGACCAATGGAACTAAAGGTATTGCAACTGGTTTTGCTACAAACATACTACCTCGAAGCGCTGACGCACTTTCTCGTGCCTGTCGCGAATATGTGACGTATGGTAATATATCGAAAAGGCTTCCAGTGTCCTTTCCGGACTTCAAAGGTACCGTAAACTATGACAAAACTGAGGATAAATACACAGTTCTTGGTTGTTTTGAAAAGAAGAGTAAAACAGTATTAGAAATAACTGAAGTACCATATGGCTTTGACAGAGAAGGCTATGTTAAAGTACTCGACAAGCTAGAAGAAGACGGAGATATCGTTTCCTACGAAGATCTTTGCGATAAATCCGGTTTTAAATTTGAAGTTAAACTAAAACAGAACACTTCATCAACATGGACTAACGCAAAAGTTATTTCAAAATTTAAACTATCAAAGCCATTAACTGAAAACTTAACAGTAATTGGATTTGACGGAAAGCTGCGCGAATATAAAGACGAACGTCATCTTATTAAAGACTTTTGCGAATTCCGTATGGGTGTTCTTCAGCAGCGTATTGATTTGCGCAAGAAAGAAGCTGAAGAGGAAATGCGTTGGCTGAATGTTAAAATGCAATTCATTCAAGCAGTACTTGATAATCGTATTGAGTTTAAAGACAAAAAGAAAGCTGATGTATCAGAGCAGATTTACATTGAAACGGATGCACAGCGTAACTACGATGATGTTGACCGTTGTCTCCGTATTAATATACTAAGCCTTACACAGGAAATGGTAAAGGCATTGGAGAAAGAAATCAAAGAGGCTGAAAAGGATCTTAAGTTCTGGTCTAAGACAACACCAGCAAAACAATTCACAACAGATCTTGACGAGTTGGAATCATAATGTATTATGTTAGTTATGGAAAGCCAAACAAAATATCCGATGATCTTATGGATAAGGCTGTACTGTTTGCATCAGACTTCCTTGAAATAGACGAGTCTGTAGAAATAGATTTTGGTGGAGAATTTGATAACGACTGTGCCGGCTATTGCGACTACGATGACGAAGATGGTATAACATTATTTGTCAATCCAAAGCTTAATAAGAAAATGGTAATCATGACTCTGTTTCACGAGTTTGTCCACGCAAAACAATATATAAACGGTGAGCTTGTTTCTGGGATAGGTAACAGGCGATCGCGTTGGAACGGTAAACCATACGACGGAGACTACTATTCTTTACCGTGGGAAAAAGAAGCATACGAATTAGAAGCAGTTATGTCAGACATATTTTTCAGTGAATTATCTAAATAACTATTGACATTATATCGCGAATCAGATAGTATAGTTCTATAAATGGAAGGAACTGTACATGATTGAACTTATTACAATTGCCGAACGTCTTCGTAGTTTATCTCGCCGTGCCGATAACTTTGGCAAATCTCGGCAGGAACTCCTTGAAGAAATTATTATGATTGCTGAAGATTATGAAGATTGCGCTGAGCGTCTTGAAATGGCTCAAATTATCGAGGCGCAAGCTGTATGATATTTTCTACTTCGTTAGTAAAAACGCAAGGCCATTGGGCTGTTGGTACAGAATGGCAATATGCTAAAGGTATAGTAAAAATGCATGACGAAGGTTTTAGTTGTTCGTGCAAAAAGAAACCGCGTAAAGCGTGTAGCCATATTCGTAACGTAAAACTACGGCTGCATGGAACTTTTGATGAATATTATAAGGAGGCTGCGTAATGGGAGCTTTTGTTGGATGTAGTGTTTTCTTTATTACATTGGTAGCTGTTACAGCTGTGTACGAAACATTTTTTTTAAAGGAGAAATAAATGCCTAACTGGTGTATGAACGATGTTCTTATTAGTGGACCTAAAGAAAAGGTTAATAACTTATATAATGAAATCATGGATGCAGGTGGTCTTTTGTGTGTTATGTCACCATCGAATAAAGATGCCATCGAAAGTTGGGGTACTAAATGGGATGTAGATCCTGAAAACTTATCTATAGAAGAAGAAAAAGATATTGCCGTAATTTCAGGTACTGTGGACAGTGCGTGGAGTCCTCCTGTAGAAGCGTTTCAAACCTTCTTGGAAACTAACCCAGATTGTATTGCTGAGCTAAGATACTATGAATCAGGTATGGAATTTATTGGTATGTTTACTAATGGTAAAAATGAGTATTACGAATATGACTCAAATGATATTAGATCGTTAGACTCAATTCCTAAAGATCTTGTTGAGCACTTTGCCCTCGATGAAGAAATCCAAATGAACTTTGAGGAAAATGATGAAGTTTGGGAAGATGAATATTAAAGTAGAAAATTTAGAAGAGGCTTTAACGATAGACTTTGTTAACCTATGTTGCACAGAGCTTGACATAAAGCCTGATAGTATTGAGGTCGTTGGAACTGCATATTTAACTGACATGGCAGGAGCTGCCAGGAGAACAGGCCTATGCATAGATCTTGATGAAAAAAACTATATGGTAATTGCTGCAATAAAAGATCGTACACTTACTGAAATATATACCACTATCGCTCATGAAATCGTACATATAAAACAATATATGAAAGAAGACCTCGGTAAACTACTTGATAGCGAAAAGCCAATATACGAAGATCGTTGGTGGGAAAAAGAAGCAAGAGAAAAAAGTTTAGTTTTTGTGAAAAAATTTGTTGACATTCTCGAGAGAATCAGATAGATTGTATATATCAAATGGAAAAAAGGAATCACCATGAACATTACATTTTTTGAACAAACTGCTCAACAGCGTACGGTTGCTAACTTTGGCCGTAAGATGATGTGGTTTTCCGAGAGTGGCGAAAATATGAATGTACCTTTGGCAATCTTGAATGCGTTTTCAGATGTAGGAGAGCATCTTGCAGAAACTGCATCAACTAAAGGTTTAAACGACGCACAATTGATGACTATCAAATATGCTAAAAAGGTTATGAAATAATGTTTAAATTTAGTAAAGATTTAGATCTAGAAGAATTCAAAGAATTTAAAGTTGTTGATTGGTTTTATGATAACTTTGATGAACAAGAGCGTGAAGAGGTTAAAGACATGTCTCGCCAGATCGCGATGAATAAATATCTGTCTGAATACAATTCAGATATAGATATCAGCTTTGAGTGTGATGGTTCGTCAGAACCGTTTGATGAATGGGATTTTAGTAGTGAATATGTTGATTGAAATAATTCTCCCTAACATTGTTTTTTGGTGTGTATACGGCTGGGTTTGTTTTTTACCCTACAAAATCTTTCAGAACGCAATAGACAACCATAAAGGATAACACAATGTCTAAGTTTATTATTACAGCAAGCTTATTGTTGGCCGCAACTACTGCAGCCGCAGATGCAAAACCAAAAATGGTTGGTGTACAAGACTATTACGCTAATCAAGTTATTTCTAAACCGTATAAGGCCAAAGAATGCTACGATGTAGAGACTCCAATTTACGGCAGACAGCAAGGTGGCGACGCTGGTGCTGGCGCTTTAGGTGGAATGATCCTCGGAGGAATTCTTGGCAAAGGCCTAACCGGTGATGACGGAGGTGCAGCCGCTGGTGCTGTCCTGGGCGGTATCATTGGCGCAAACGAAGCGCAAAATGGTAGCAAGCGCGTTATCACCGGTTATCGCCTGGAACGAAAGTGTGATACAGTAACGCGATACCGCGATACCACACGAAAGGTTTATGACTATTCAGTTGTTACCTTTAGGCAAAATGGTAGAACATACGAGCTGCAATTTATTGATGTAACAAAGTGATAGGTCTCTTAGCTCAGCTGGATTAGAGCAAGTGCCTTCTAAGCACTAGGTCGTAGGTTCGAGTCCTACAGAGATCACCATTGCTCGCATGTTGGAATTGGTAGACAATGAAGACTTAAAATCTTTTGCCTTAGGGCGTAC